GCATCAATATATCTTAATTCTTGAATTCCGTCTTGAGGATTTTTTAAATCAATAAGTTTGTGATAATAAAGTCTACCATCAACATACCAATTCCTATAAATTTCATGGCACTTTTTATCAAAGTCCATTAATTCTAAAATATGTTTAAATTCTTCTCTTACCTTTTTTTTAAGTCCGTCACTGGCATTTAAATTATCAAGGTCAATTTGAACTGGACTATCGTTAGTATCACTAACAATCGCTTCATTGACAATATCTTCAATTGCACCATCCACTTCAGGATGAAGTGCCATTTCTCTATAACGTTTGATTAAATCAAATTCACTTCGATAAACACCTTCAATATCTACATAAGAACCAAAAAATCCACTAGTAAGATAATAGTCGGCCCCGTCCTCATTATTCTGAGGAACGGGGGAGACCAATCCTGATGGTTTTTTATTACTATCCTCAATAGAGAATCCAAACAATTTTGCCATTATATGTAAGTAATTTAAACTGTTATACTATTTATTAGGTAATAGCAGTTGTAGTTTGATCATTACTCTCAGCTTGCCACCACTGAACTTGGAAGTCTACAGTATATTCCTCAATAGTATCTGATGTATCATATGAGAGATCAATTTGTGATACATTAGTTGGGAATATATCATAAAGTCTGTATGATCTCAGTGGAGTATTTGTGGTTGATGAAGTATTGGCAGTTGAAAACCTAGTTTGTCCTCTACCTAGTTGATGAACATATGCATCAACCATATATGATGCTGGACTGGTTGCTCCAGTAGCATTGCTCAATTTACTAATTTGGTTCATCCACTGTTCAAATGAAGTTCTTAGTTTAAAGTCTTCATCATTGATAACTGTGACTGTCCAAACATCAAATGTACGATCTCCAGCGACTTTTAAAATTCTTCCTCTAAAAGGAACGTCGATTGATGCAACGTTTGATGCTGGAAGAGCAGCGGATTTGCAAAGGAAATTAAAAGTTTCATCGTCCCAACCACTTACAGAAGATGGGAATCTTGGGATACTGACCTCAAATAGGTTTGGTCTTGCTGCACCGCCTTGAAGTTTTGCTTTGAAGTCGGTGATAGTTCTGATTGCTCTTGCCATTGTTAGGGTTCCTCCTTTTTATTTAATAATCCAGTAGGTCAAACTCTACCAGCGACTTCTTCAAAACTGACTCCAGTTCTGGTCGCAACAAATGTTAGAGTAATATAGTTAATAGATTTAGCTGGTTTCAGGAAGATATCAGCTCTAAATTCGTTATTATCAATAATATCTGGAGTGTTGTTGGTTTCATCGCAAATTACAAGATAATCATAAATTCCTCGCTTAGCTTGAATATCACGTAAGTAAGGTTCAACAATGTTTACAAAATTAGATCTTGTAATCTGATCGTTAAATTCAAAGAGTTGTGCTTCAGCAGCTCTCTCCAGAGCTTGCTCAACTGTTAAGAATAATCTACGAACGTTAATTCTATCAAAAGCAGATGCATAAGCTAGTGCAGTCTTATCTCCAAAAAGAATTACGCCTGCTCCAGTTTGATTGACAATTGAATTAACTCTTGCAGAATATAAAGAATCTCTTTGAGATTTATTTGGATTAAATGCTAGTTTAATAGCATTCTTTAAAACACCTCTTTGCTGACCAGCAGGTGAGAACCATGGATAAGCAATCAGATTTGTTCTTGCCATTAATCCAGCAACATCTGGGTTGCAAGGAATATAACGGAATAAGTTATTGAATCTGTCGTAGGTGTACTTATATCCACTATCAAAAACTGCATATGATGAAGATTGAAGAGGACCAAAGAATTCAATAACATTGTTAGTTTGAACAATTGGATTTGATAGATCAACAACGGATCCTCTATGTGGAGACAGTACTGCAACACAGTCCTTTCTACCATCTGCGATAGAAATCAGTTTATTTGCTTTTGCTTGAGAATCACTAAGCGAATCTAATCCAGGACCCATCATTAAGTAATCTACCGCAATTTCTTCTTTATTATTGAATAATTCATAAGATTCCATAATATCACCTAAGGTGGATTTTAAATTGCCTTGAGTAGTATAATTTTTGCCATTTCCGAGATCATAAGTAACTCTACCGATAGAAGAAAACCAAGCATCTTTTGAATCTCTGTCCCAAATAAGAGATGGTAGTGATGGAACACTAAATACCGTGTTTGGATCTGCCAAGTTGTAAATTGTAGCTGAATCTGCTAAGTTGAAGTTAATACCTGTTGGAAATGTATTCCAGGTAGAATCATTTTGTGTTGATTGATTTGCACCAGCATAAATGTAGTTTGAATAATTTGCAAGATAATTCTTATACCACATTTTTTGTGGAGAATTAACTTCCGATACAGTATCTTTTGCTTTCGATAAGAATAAATGCTTCTCAAGGATGTTGCCTTTAACTCCTGTCAAAGTTCCATCATCGTCAACTACAACAAGATGTAATTCATCATTGTATCCACCACGCTCATCAACATAGTTTGATGTTCCTGGTTTTGGTGCAATTGTTCTCCAGTAAATTGTTGAATTATCGAGTCCCAAAGTTTGAGAATCGTACCAATCATCAACACCAGCAATAACAACTCTTGAATTGCTATTTGTTACTGTGAGAATAACCTTATCATTTCTTAAAGAAGAAACTGTTAATGTTGCATTATCTCCAGGAGTAACTCCACCAATTGATGCTCCAGGAATAGTAACCACTGTATTTGATCCATATCCCAATCCAGGATTGACCATTGTAACAGTTCCAATTCCACCAGAAGCATTTCTGTAAACATTGAAGGATACACCAGAACCAACTGTGCTTACTCCAGCAACAGCAAGATATACACCATTAGATGCTGGTGCAACTACAGGAGCAGTTGTAAGTCCAATGTTGTTAATAACACCTTGAGATAAATTGTAACCACCAACAGCAGTTCCAGCAATTGATACTGTGTCGCCAACAGTATATCCTAAACCAGCATTTACAATTGCTGCAGTTAGAACGTTACCATCAGTATTATTTCTGGTAATAGTAAATGTTGCTCCAGATCCAGTTCCTGCAGTTGTTCCACCAACTCCAGCATATGCTTGTCCTTGTTGACCATTAATTGCGGTGGAGGAAGTAATTCCGACTGCAGAAATTGAATCGGTTGGTGAGACAACTAATCCATTGGGATCAATAATTGTAACTCTTTGATCTTTTAAGAAAGATGCAAACGAACTATTTTGTGTATAATGTGTTCTATATTGTCTACCTGGTTCTGTACCACCAGTAGAAACTCTAGAATGGATTTTTACAACTAAAGCACTGACACCTGTTTCTGGAGAATCAATCGCTTGAGTAATAACTCCCTTTAAATAACCTTGGAAGACTGATGTTGTTCCTGTGCCAGGAATAACTTGACCACTAACATCTACAGTTACTGCATATCCAACTTGAGCACCAATGCTCGACAAAGAAGTTGTTGCAATACCAAGAATTTGGTCTCCAAGATCGTCAATATAGCAAATCTTCAAACCATTTGCCCATGTACCTGGGTTCTTAGCAGCATAATAAAAGTTTGCTGCTGTATTGCTATAATTAGCATTGAAGTCATCAAAGTTTTTAATTTTTACATTTGTTACGCTAGTTGTTCCAACACCACAGTTAGCATTCTTAAGGTTTGCACCATCAGTTCTAATAACAGATAGGACTCCACCATACGATAAGTATGATGATGCACTCATCCAATACTCGTATTGGTTGTCTGCGGTTTGGGGTTTACCAAAAATGCTAATTAGTTCCTGTTCAGTAGAAACAGTAATTGGTTCGTTTACTGGACCAAGTTCAAAGGGTCCTGCAATACCTCCAATGTTATCTAATACATTGTCAGCTCTTCCTACGGTTAAATCAACCTCTCTAGTCAGTACACCAGGAGATAATTGAGGAGTCGCCATGGATAATTCTCCTTAAAAGTCTCAGTTTATCTGAAAATATTTAGGAAAATGGGTAATTACATGGGGGAAATTGTGGGTGAACAAATATCACCAATCTGGATATTCCCATTCCATAACTTTAATAGTATTTTTTCTAGAACTAGTAATCCTTTTTACAGTGCAATCTTTACATTCATAAGAATATGAAGAAGCAACTGTCCCCCTTTTTTTACGAGTTCTGTAAAATCCATCAATTAAATTTTTATTCTCTCCACATACTCTACATCTTCTATCTACAAGCAATAAATGACTCAGCTTTATCTGCTTGTCTAATTCCATTATTGATACTCCCACATATAAGACATATCACCGTATTCATCAGTAAACCATCGGTCACCATCACCATCAACAAAACTATTTGAATCTAACCCATCCACAATAAATCCAAATGGTGCCATATCTTGTTCAATTTGATTTTTTTGTTCTTCATATAATTTTTTTCTTACATCTTGGTCTGTAAGTTCTTTAAAGTAATCTTGTAAAACTAACCAAGCATAGATTACCAAGCACATTGCTAGGTCATCATTACAACCATCTTCTGCCTCAAAAGAATTTGACTTTTGAATAAAAGTAGTTAATTCACTAATAATGTCATAGTCTTTAAAAAGAAGTTTACTTTCTTCAACTAGAGTCTTCAGATTAAGGCAACCAACTTTTTTGACAGTTTTTGACATTTTGACTCCAAGTTGAGTCTTTTTGCCAGAGAATCCTTGTCCAACAATTTGCCCTGCTCTACCTCTCATTGAGCACATAAGAAGATTATTATATTCTAAGTCATATTGTAAAATACTAGCAACTTGGTCACCAACGTCATTTACTTCACATAACACATAAGCTTCATTATAATTTTTAGCAACCTCATGAATAATGCTGGGAAATAGCATTGGTTTTATTTCATTATCCCTATACTTTGCCACTAATGTATGTGGGAATTGAGTTATATCAATAACAGTAAATGCTGAGTAATCATTACCAACACCTCTGGCAACATCAACAGTTATAATGTAATTATGTTCTTCTTTACAATCTTCAAAAACATCAAGTCCTTGATTACTAATTGCTGGGGATTCATAAACCAAGTTCCTTAATTTGCTTGGACTAATTAGAGTATCAACAGATCCTAGGAATTCGCATTCAAACTCAACTCTAAATTGTTGCTCAGATGTGTTGGCAATAGTTTGCTTCTTCCAAGCATCATCTCTTCCAGGAACATCACTCCAATGAACTTCAGTTGGGATATATTCATTTTTACCCCTCTCAGCATCGTGCCAAAGTTTATAAAAATGATTCATACCGTGTGGGGTAGAAACAATTATAACCTTTGTATTTTTACCTGATGAAATTGTTGGGTATACTGAGCTGAAGAATTGGTCTGCAATATGGTTTGCAACGAACGCAAATTCGTCCAGAAAGATGATATTGTATGAACCACCACGAACTGCTGATGCAGATGTAGACGCTGCAATAATCTTAGAACCGTTCTCTAGTTCAAGAGATGCTTTGTTCCATGTTAGAACGCCCTGCTGTAACCACTTAGGAAGGTTCTCATACGCTGTTTGAAGGCGGTCTAATAAGTCTTTTGCAGTTGATGCTTTGTTAGCAAGAATTGCAATATTTACGTTATCATTAAAAATTGCATAATGTAAAAGATACGAGACCACGATTGTAGACTTACCAGACTGTCTAGGAAGTTTGCAAATATTGAATCGATTATTATGAAATCGATCAAGCATTTTTTCCTGGAATGGATATGGATTAAATGTCTGCAATCCATAGTCCAGGGTAACAATATGGATATAATTTTTTGCAAAATAAACTGGGTCGTCTATACATTTGGCAAACTCTATAATTTGTTCTTCGGTAAATCCTTGAGGTGTGTTTGCCCTTTTTAATAAAGGATTACCAAGATAATGATCAACTGCCATAATAATTAATTAAATTTTACTAGTTACAGTTCCAACGACGAAGGGCTCTGTTGATTCTTGAATCTGGGTCTCTTGCAGTTTTTGCGGAAGTTAACTTGGACTTCATGCCCTTCATTCTGCTGCAAAATGAAGAACGACGTTTTGCTCTTTTACCAGTTGGTTTTTTCTCAGTAAC